CCTATCCCCTGTGTGCCTTGGCAGTCTCAGCCTCTCTATGGGCAGTCGGTGATCATTATCAACCCTGAAATCGCCGGCAATGTCCGTATTAAAGATGGCAAGTTGACCACCGACCGCATCTTAGAATGCAAGACAGCGAATCAGTACCTAGCGAAGTTATGGGGAGATGAGCAATCTGAACAGGTGCCAGATTACTACCTGACGCAAGTGCAGTGGTACATGGGTATTACAGGCGCTTCGATGTGTGGCTTGGGTGTGCTGATCGGTGGTCAGAAGTTCCGTAGCTATCAGGTCGCATTCGATCCTGAGCTGTTTGAAATGCTTACAGATGAATGCTCAAAGTTCTGGAATGAGCATGTTCAGGCTGACGTCCCACCAGCTCCAACCACGTTTGATGATGTTCTGCATCGCTGGTCTACTCATAATCCTGATCAGGCACTACAGGCAGATGACGACCTTGCTCAGCTGGTCGCTGAATATAAGGACCTAAACGCCACGATCAAAGAAGCCAGTGGTGAGTTAGATACCCTCAAGCTACAAATCTGCACCCGCATGGAAGATGCGGAGATGATTATTGCTGAGGAAAAGCGTCTAGCAACATTCAAATACCAAGAACGCAACACCCTAGATAGCAAAGCACTGAAAGCCGCTCACCCGGATATTTACGAACAATTTGTGAAGACTTCAAGCACTCGCGTGCTGCGCATTAATTAAGATTTAAGGTAGAAGAATATGAACTCAATTGTTAAAACAGGCCAAAACGCTGCCGTTAATTTCTTAACTCCGAACAACCTGCAAGAAGCAATGCAGATTGCCGGCATCCTTGCCGAGTCTGACATTGTGCCGAAGGACTACCAGCGCAAGCCTGGGAACATTCTTGTTGCTATGCAATGGGGTGCTGAAATTGGCTTGCAGCCATTACAGGCAATGCAAAACATTGCGGTGATTAATGGTCGCCCCTCTATCTGGGGCGATGCAATGCTTGCCCTTGTTCGTGGATCTGGCCTACTCGACTTCATCCGCGAGGAAATTTCCGAAGATGGTCAAAAAGCCACTGTAACTGTGAAGCGGAAAAATGAAGAACCAGTTGCTTCAGTATTCACAATGGAGGATGCGAAAAAGGCAGGTCTATCAGGTAAACAGGGGCCTTGGACGCAGTATCCAAAACGCATGTTAAAGCTACGTGCGCGTTCCTATGCCCTGCGTGACGTGTTCCCGGATGTGCTCAAGGGCATGGCAATTGCTGAGGAGGAAAAAGATAAGGAAATTGATATTACTCCCACTGCACCAGAAACCAGTACAACGAAGGCAAATAGCGGATCGTCATCGCTGAAAGCGCGCATGGCCAAAAAGAAAGATGCTGTCGAGTCGGTGGCTACAGAAATTGACCTAACCCCGTACTACCAACGTATTGATAACGCCACTTCTCTTGAGGAACTCGATCAGATCGGTGCTGACATTGCTGAGTTGAATTTAGGTGAGCCAGCTAAATCTGAAATCGGCGAAGTGTTTAAAGCCAAGCGTAAAGAGCTAAAAGCTGCCCAGGCTTTTCCCGATGAATCAATTCAGTCAGTAATTAACGAGATCAGCAACACGACCGATCTGGAATCACTTAACGCAATTATGGCTTCACGCTTTGAGCCCTTCACGGCTCAGATGACTGAGGAGCAGATCAGTCAGATTAATTCAGCGTATGAAGCACAAGAAGCGGCGCTAACGCCATGAGTTATTCCTACTCTTCTATGACCCGCGTGCTGCTTGTGCAGCACAAAGGTCGGGTTAGAACTTACCGCAACATCAACCTATTCGGTATTGATGATTGCCTTCGAAATTTTGCGAACACCTGGGGGTACAGATGATCTTCAGAATTAAAAAGAAGCATGAAGTTGGTTTCAAGCTATGGCTAGAAAAATTGGGTTATACCAAAAATGAACTTGCAGATGGCAGCTCGACATTTAGCGGCAAAGGCACACGCAAGACACTAAGTTATGTGCTTTTAAAGAAAGATTTAACAGGTAATGCAGCATGCCAGGTGCTATTTCATGAATATGAAGAACATCTGGATAACCCTGATTATTTAGATGTGAAGGTGGCGTGATGGATAGTAGTTCTAAAGAAGTCGTTGAGCAAACTCCTTTTGATCATGCGCAATGGCTTTGGTGCGCTGATTGGTGCAAGAAAAAGGATTAAGCCCATATGATTCTAAGAACTGGGCAGATGCAAAGTTTGAATACTTGAAGGCTCAAGGAGAAGAACAATGACTGATATTCAAAAACCATGTGAGCCTTGTGAAGATAGCAGTATCGATAAACAAGTAAGCGTGATGGATCAATTCATTGCTGACGGTGGTTTTGATCAAGCTTTTAAAGATGTATTTGGATTGCCGGAGACGGTAGTAAGAAGCTTAAAGGAGGTGTCATGAGTGAATCTGAACGTGATTTACTCGAAGCTATCTTTGATGAGATGCAGGAGCTCAAACGAGCAATGGCAAATCAAGATGAACGTCGAGTAAGTATCAAGGAATTTGCCAAGCGCATGAACATGAGCGAACCAACTTTGTATGACCGGATCAAAAAGGAGAAATTGACCAGCCAAGCAAAGATGGTCCACGAAGTTACTACCTAAATAGTTATGTGAACGAAGTTGTCACAAGGCATTCAAAAACTGGTAAAGTAGCCGCTTGATTAGCGGCTTTTTAATGCCTGCAAAATCAGTCACTTTTCTAAAAGTGAGTAACATAGTGAGTAACGATTAGAAATAAAGATGCTCATTTTCACAATTTTCAAGAGGTTACGTGCGATATGCTTCTCATGATCGACAACTATGACTCCTTTACTTATAACATCGTCCAATATTTTGGCGAACTGAATCAAGAAGTAAAAGTAGTCCGTAATGATGCCGTGACATTGGAAGATATAGAGCGATGGCAACCTAAGTATTTAGTGATTGGCCCCGGCCCGTGCTCGCCAAGTGAGGCAGGAATTTCTATTCCTGCCATTCAGCATTTTGCTGGCAAAATTCCTTTACTGGGCGTTTGTCTTGGTCATCAAAGTATTGGGCAGGCATTTGGCGGTGATATCGTGCGTGCCAAACGTGTCATGCATGGCCGTCTGTCTGATATGTACCACAGTGATACCGGGATTTTCAGCAATCTTCCTTCTCCATTTCCTGCAACGCGCTATCATTCACTGGTGATTGATCAAGCTACCTTGCCCGAATGTCTGGAAGTCACCTGCTGGACCAATGAAGCGGATGGCTCTATGGAAGAAATTATGGGTGTGAAACATAAGACATTGCCGGTCGAAGGCGTGCAGTTCCATCCTGAATCGATTCTGAGCCAGCATGGTCATCAAATCTTTAAAAACTTTCTCGAAATTTATGCCTAAGAACATCTTATGAATATTCAACAAGCTTTAAGCAATATTACTAAAAACATTCACCTGACTCAGGATCAAATGCAAGACGTGATGCGTGCCATCATGTCAGGTGAAGCGACCGATGCCCAGATTGGTGCCCTGCTGATGGGCTTACGCCTAAAAGGCGAAAGCATTGATGAGATTACTGCAGCTGCACGTGTTATGCGTGAACTGGCTACCAAAATTGATGTCAGTGATATTCCATATTTAGTGGACATCGTGGGTACAGGCGGTGATGGCCAGAACCTGTTTAATGTTTCTACTGCTTCTGCATTTGTAATTGCAGCAGCGGGCGCAACCATTGCCAAACATGGTAACCGCGGCGTTTCGACCAAATCAGGTTCGTCGGATTTACTGGAACAGGCCGGGATTAACCTGGACCTGAACATGCAGCAGACTGAACGCTGTATCCGTGACGTTGGTGTCGGTTTCCTGTTTGCGCCGAATCATCATCAAGCCATGAAATATGCAATCGGCCCACGTAAAGAATTAGGAATTCGTAGTATTTTCAATTTACTTGGCCCGCTTACGAATCCGGCCGGAGTAAATCGTTTAGTCATTGGCGTATTTTCCAATGAACTCTGCCGTCCGATTGCGGAAGTCATGAAACAGCTCGGTGCTGAACATGTGATGGTGGTACATTCACGTGATGGTCTGGATGAAATCAGTATTGCCTCTTCAACTCATGTTGCTGAACTGAAAAATGGTGAAGTCACTGAATGGGAAATTATTCCTGAATCGGTCGATATTGAGTCGCAAACCCTGACCGGACTGATTGTGGAAGATTCTGCGCAAAGTCTGGCGTTGATCAAAGATGCACTGGGCAAGAAGAAATCAGACATCGGTGATAAAGCAGCGAACATGATCGCGCTGAATGCTGGTGCAGGTATTTATGTCTCTGGTTTGACCAGCAGCTATAAGCAAGGTGTTGCGCTGGCACATGACATTATTTATGGCGGTCAGGCACTTGAGAAAATGAGTGTACTGTCTGAATTTACCAAAACTATTAAACATTACGAAGCTTAATTCGGTCAGGGATTTTGATCATGGTGGATATCGCAAACACAATTTTAGGCAAGATTGTTGACCGTAAAAAAGAAGAGTTTGCCCTACGTTTAAAGCAGAAAAGCTATAAAGATCTGGAAGAACTGGCACAAGGTGCATCACCTGTGCGTGGTTTTGCCCGGTCTTTAGTGTCGAAACGTCCGGGTGTCATTGCTGAAATTAAGAAAGCTTCGCCATCTAAGGGCATTATTCGCGAGAACTTTAACCCTGCGGAAATTGCAGCACAGTATCAGGAGGCAGGCGCAGCCTGTTTATCGGTGCTGACCGATGTAGACTTTTTCCAAGGACATGATGACAATATTCAGATTGCCCGTTCACATTGCGACCTGCCTGCACTGCGCAAAGACTTTCTGATCGATCCTTATGGGGTCATCGAAGCACGTGCCCTGCATGCAGACTGTATCTTGCTGATTGTGGCTTGCCTGTCTGACCAGCAGTTAGAAGAAATGTCTAAAACTGCATTTGAACATCATCTGGATGTACTGGTTGAAGTTCACGATGAAGAAGAACTATCCCGTGCTTTAAAGCTTTCAGATCGTTGTTTGCTCGGCGTGAATAACCGTAATTTAAAAACCTTTGATGTGGATTTAAACACATCATTACGTTTGAAAAAATTACTGGACCCTTCACGCCTGCTGGTGACTGAAAGTGGTATTGCCACACCTGCGGATGTTGCGATGATGCAGAAAAATGATATTCACGCCTTTCTGGTCGGCGAAAGCTTCATGAAACAACCACGTCCGGATCATGCTTTCCGCGATCTGTTTGGTGAGCCTGAAGCGGTTTAAAATGTAAATGCTCACCTAAGCATTAAAAAAGCCCAATCTCAGGATTGGGCTTTTTATTTTCAATATTGAAAAGTAGATCATAGATTCTCGAGCGTATTTAAAATCCTCAGCAATGTCATGAACGCAATTCAGTTCTCCTTTGTCTATTTTCAGACTATAATTCTTGTAAATTCCGCATCTCCCTTGTTTTTACATTATGAGTAAACACGATTCTTCATTATCTAAAGATCAGTACAACCTGCTGAAATCTTTTAAGAAGCAAATTACACAGCCGCAAACGCCTGCGGTCGTTGCTGCACCTGTTGAAAAGACTGTCGAGCAAGAAGCGTTAGAAGAACTGGAATTATTCCGCAAGCAAATGCAGGGCGTACAAAAAATTGAATCGGGAAATACGGTTCAACTGGACAAACCACGCAAGAAAAAGCCGGATGCACAAATCTTGGCAAAGCGTGCAGCGGCTACTGGCCCGCTGGAAACAGAGGCAATGGCTTTATCAGATACTCAGGCCATGCTCAATCCTGTCGGCAGTCAGGCCAACTTGAGCTATCGCATCGCCACCTTGCAGCATAAAGTGTTTGAAGACTTGAAAGCCGGTAACTTGCGCTGGTTTGAAGCTGTGGATCTGCATGGCTGTACCGTGGAAGAAGCGCGTCAAGCCGTGCTGCAGATTATCCAGATCGCCAAAGATGAAAACCAGAACGTGATTAAAATCGTACATGGTAAAGGTCCAGAAGCGATTTTAAAAACCTATGTCAACGGCTGGCTGCGTCAGCATCGCGATGTTTTGGCTTTTGTCAGTGCACCTGAAAAGCAAGGAGGTACCGGTGCAGTATTGGTTCTGCTCAAACGTGCAGAAAAGAATCCAAAGTTCAAACAGTAAACGGTTTTAGCCTCAAAACAAGGCATTGTAAAAGTTTTCTGCTACAATGCCGTCCTTGTTCATTCTCAGTTTAAGTGAATACGTCATATGACTATGCAGCAATCCTACGCAAACATTCTTACTGCCGTTGGCGAAGATCTAAATCGTCCTGGTCTCAAAGATACGCCTGTGCGCGCTGCGAAAGCATTTTCATATTTAACCTCGGGTTATAGCCAGACACTTGAAGAAGTGACCAACAAGGCAGTCTTCCCTTCCGATAACCGTGAAATGGTACTGGTCAAAAATATCGAATTTTATTCGTTATGTGAGCATCACTTATTGCCATTTTATGGCCGCGTTCATATCGCCTATTTGCCTGAAGGTCATGTTTTAGGCCTGTCTAAATTTGCCCGCATTACTGAAATGTTTGCACGCCGTTTACAAATTCAGGAAAATCTGACTCAGCAAATTGCAGAAGCCGTGGCTGAAGTCACCAAAGCACGTGGTGTTGCCGTAGTCATTGATTCTGCGCACATGTGCATGATGATGCGTGGTGTAGGCAAGCAGGAATCAACCACACGTACGGTATCATTTATTGGTGATTTTAAAACCGACAAAGAAACACGTCGTGAATTTTTAAGTGCGGTTCCAGAAAGCTATTAATTATTAAAGCTTAAAAATAAGTTACTCAAAGCCTCGATCATTCGGGGTTTTTGCTTTTAAAGGAAGAGGATATCAATACTTAATTCAAAAGCTCACTTGCTATAAATAACACCTGGTAACAGGGTTTAAAGACCTGTCCCAAAACTTGCTATGTTTCAGTCTAGAACTCAAACAATTCCTGCTTGTGTTTGCAACAAGCCTACACCTGGATACACGATAAAGTTTTAATCCTGCCGCTCTCCCATTAAAGTAATTTGAAGTTGATATACAGCAAAGCGCTTTATATCTTTCTGATTGATTTTTAATGATAAGGAAAGTAACCATGGCGAATAGTAAAAATAACCAGGCGAAAGACAGCAAAAAATCAGCAAAAACTGCTAAAAAGACCCAAGATGAGAAACTGAAAAAGTCGAATAAGAGTAGTGACAAAGACAGTGATCGCAAAGTCACTAAAAAAGCGGCGAGCAGTAAATCTAAAGCGGCATCTTTTAAGAAAGACAATGCCAGCAAAGATGAAAAAGTGAAGGCGAAGAAAAATTCGAGCTCAAAAGCCAGTGATAAAGCGAAAGACCAAAAGACCTCTTCCGCGAAAAAACCGGCTAAAGCGAAAAGCAGCAACAAGAGTAAAGACGACACTAAAGTGAAAAAGTCTTCTCCAAAAAAATCGGCGCCTGCTAAAAGCAGTCGAGTAGCTCCTCTAAGAGCAAGTCAACCAAGGCTAAAACCTCGAAGACCAGTTCAAAAAAATCGAAGTAAAATGAAAG